CTACATCCGCATCCGCCCGACTGGCATCGCATCCGAAACATGGCGCTGGGTCGCCTCGGTCGATGCGGTTGAGTGTAGCTATGGCACTTGATGAATATGGAAGCTAACGCAATGATTACAGTCGGCCTTGTGCCGTCACAGCAACTTGTCTCACTCCTCACCGATGACGAAGGCCACTGGCGCGATGTGCCACAGGGCCAGAGTGTTGTGCCGCTGGTCAAAATCCCGAAGCCCGAGCAAGGCGCATGGGAGCCGAATGTTGTCTGGTTCGATGATCGTGTGGAACGGCAGTGGGTTGCGGGAACGCCTACGCCCGCGCCGACATTCACCGCCGACCAATGGGTCGATAGCCAAGGCTTCGACGGCAAGCGCCCTACAACCCTGCTCTACCTCAAACTGCAACTCGACGCCGCAGGCAAGTCCTCGCCAAAGCTGGCCGCAGTCCAAGCGTGGTTGGATTCCATGATTGTCGCGGGCGTGACGAATCCAGAGGAGCAGAGGAGCGATTGGTCGAGTGCGCCATGGACGTTTGAACAGGCGTCACAGGAGGCGCTGGCGGCGCTTCAGTTGCAAGCCTCATAACCCCGCACCATATTAACAATGAATCTCAGATAGCAAAACAACCAACACAGGAGGAAACAACATGAACATCAACGACATCATCCAGACCGCCAGTCAACTCAACTGGCTCGAGGTTCTTGGAGCCATCAACGCGCTGCTCGTCGCCCTGATCGCGATCTTCGCGCTCATCCCGGGAGACCAGCCGGAGAAGACACTCCGGGCGATCGCCGGCTTCATCTCGAGGTTCTCTCGCAAGTGAAGACGGTCCTCGTGGTCATCGTCCTGGCCATCCTGGTCGCGATCCTTCTTGCCGGATGCGTGACCCCAAGGATCGGCCTGGGCTATGACTTCATCAACCAGAGAGTCACGGTCTCGGTCGAGCCCGGCGGCAAGCAGGTCGTGAGGCCAGATAGATGAACGAGACCCAGATCAAGATCATGCAGGAGAGGGTCGGGGCAGAGCCAGACGGCTTCTGGGGCCCGAGGTCTGTCGCCGCCTGCCAGAGACATCTCAGGAAGATGATGCCCTCTCCCCACCCCTTCCCGAGGCAGGACCAGGAGAGTCTGACATCCTTTTATGGCCCGGCGGGGAAGGTTCCCCTCGTGAGGATCTCGTGTCCGTATCGCATGTCACTCTACAACGGCCCAGAGACGGTCAGGACGATCCAGGTCCACGAGAGACTCGGCCCGAGTCTCGAGCGTGTCCTGAAGGAACTCGGCAAGAGATACCGGACAGACGAGGCCAGAACCGAGGCCGGAGTCAACCGATTCTTTGGAGTCTATGCCAACCGGGCGATGCGCGGCGGCAGTCTCCCGAGTCTGCATGCCCGGGCGGCCGCGATCGATCTCGATGCCAACCGCAACGGCAACAAGACTCACTGGCCCTCGAGGGCGACGATGCCCCTCGACGTGATGGAGATCTTCGCCCAGGAGGGATGGCTCTCTGCCGGGGCCTTCTGGGCCCGCGACGCGATGCATTTTCAGGCGACACAATAAGGAGAACACACACCATGGCAAACACCAGATGGCAGGAGATCGAGCGGCACAGCACCGCGAAGGCCCACAGGGCCGAAATCGACGACCTTCAGCAGCAGCTGAAGAAGTATCAGGAGACGATCGAGGAGCTCGACGCGCAGCTTGACGTTCTGTCTCTTCTCAAGGAGCAGAAGACAGACAACAAGACCTACCAGGTCTCGGCCAAGAAGGAGAAGGGCGACGAGGCCGCCGCGGTTCTCGTGGTCTCTGACTGGCACGTCGAGGAGACCGTCGATCCCAAGACCGTCAGCGGACTCAACAGTTTCAACCTTGAGGTCGCCGACCGACGGATCGAGAGACTGACCCAGTCGGCCCTCCGGCTGACTGACATCGAGAGAAACGGGACTGACATCCCGGTTCTTGTTCTCGCCCTTCTCGGAGACCTCATGACCGGATACATACACGAGGAACTTCGTGAGGAGAATTCTCTCAGTCCGACTCAGACGCTGCTCTGGCTCAGAGAGCGCGTCTCTCGGATGATCAGGACGATCAGAGACAAGGGACAGTTCAGGGAGATCATCATCCCGTGCAGCTTCGGGAACCACGGCAGGACGACTGTCAAGCCGCGGCATTCCACGGCCTACAAGAACAGCTACGAGTGGCTGCTCTACCGTGTCCTCGAGCAGGACTTTACCGACGGCGTCCGCTGGCTCGTCGGCGAGTCCTACCACACCTACCTCGACGTCTACGGAAAGACGTTCAGGTTCCACCACGGAGACAGCGTGCGCTACCAAGGAGGCATCGGGGGCCTCACGATTCCCCTTGAGAAGGCGATCGCGTCCTGGAACAAGGCCAGAGTCGCCGACCTCGACATCTTCGGCCACTGGCACACCAGCCAGCAGAATCCCAAGTGGATCAGCAACGGCAGTCTCATCGGCTACAACGCCTACGCTCTGTCGATCAAGGCCGGCTTTGAGCTGCCGCAGCAGACGTATTTTCTCTTTGACAAGAAGAGGGGACGGACCGGCACGTGGCCGGTGTTTTTGGAGGACTGAGAATCTATGCCAAACTGGAAGAACATCGTGTCGTCATCGAACGCGAAACAATACAGGTGGCCTGCCGGGTGGCAGACGCGCGAGCAGGTCGCTGAGGAACTGGAATGCTCGAGAGAGCGCGTCTCTGACGTGCTCGCCCCGGCGATCGAGCAGGGACTCGTCGAGCGCAAGTCGTTCCCCGTGTGGGATCAGACGACTCGGCGCAAGATCATGGTGACTGGATACCGCGAGGTCTCGCGGGCCGAGCGCCAGGAGAGGGCGTCAGAGCCCAAGAAGTCCGAGGAGCCGAGACTCGCAAAGAGGCCGCTAGAGGGATCGAAGATCCGTCGCCGCCGCGGCTCTGGAAAGGTCGGGATCCTCTCGAGAGAGGGAAAACGGTGGAAGATCACGTGGCCGCACCGGCCGCCGACGTATCCGTCGAAGAACTCCCTTGAGAAGGAGCTCGAGATCCTGTGAGCCATGATCAGACTCGTCGCGAGACCTGGGCAGTGCCCCGAGTGGATCCGTGACACGATCCTCAGGCTCGACGAGGCCTGTTTTCCTGCCGACTGGCGTGTCCGAGTCGACAACTGCCACTGGTGGCTCGAGACCGAGAACGACATACCGGTCGCCTATGCAGCCCTGCGCCCCTGCCAGTCTGAGAACAACCAGGGAATCGGCTTTCTCTCGAGAGTCGGAGTCCTTCGAGACTGGCGTGGCCAGGGCCGACAGAAGAGACTGATCCGCAGGCGTGTCGAGTATGCACGCCGGATCGGACTCGAGGAGCTCGTGACCTACACGGTCCCAGAGAATCTGGCCAGTGCCAATTCATTGATCTCCTGCGGCTTCAGGCTGTATTCGCCGCACCACCGGTGGGGCTCGAAGAACGCCCTCTATTTCCGCCGTCGTCTGTGAACACTGCGCGGCATTTTCGCATGTCAAAGAGTTCGCAGGAGAGATAACTTCATCCAACAAGCCATGAGCAAGATCAACCTCGGGAAACCAGTCAAGTCACTCGACATCATCGAGATGTCGGCCCCGTCTGAAAACGTAGAAGAGATGACCTATCCGTCTCTCTATCTGTCAAACCGAGAGGGCATGGACGAGGCCCCCGATGTGGGAACCGAGGGCGAGGCCACGATCCGCTTCAGGGTCGTGTCGAAGACCGACTCCGATGGCCCGAACGGAAAGACGTCGTCTGTCGATCTCGAGATCATGGAGATCGAGTTCGAAGACATGGAAGAACCTGGCGACGAGGACGAGATCGAGAAAGGTCTTCGCGAGTCTGAAGAAGAAAACGACGAGGACGAGGAGGAATCATGAACGGAAAAATCACAGCAGAAGAACCAGAACCCCAGATCCAGCTCACTCTTCCCAGGTCGACGTTCGACATGGCCAAGGGATTCGTCGCCGGACTGAGCCAGTCGATCGCGGCGGCCGAGGCGAAGCTCAAGGCTGACGAGAAGGCGATGAAGGCCACCCAGACGATGGACGAGGTGCTCGGCGCCGGGGCAGATCTCTCTGGATTTGGAGACGAACTCTCGGCGATGTCAGACAGTCGTCTCGGCATCCCGCCAATGGCATGATCTGGCATGTTCGTCTCAGAGATCATTGACCAGGTGATCGAGGTCCTCGGCCGGTGTGACCGGCAGAAGGCCCTTCAGCGCATATCTGACGCCGTTCGCGCCCTTCAGGACGAGGGCGACTGGGCCGCCAACATCGGAGCCCTCGACATTGTCACCTTCGGCGATGGCAACATCGTCACTCTCCCGAGAGACGTCGAGACGCCGCTCGCGGTCGCAGTATCTGGCGTTCCCGTCTTCATGCGAGACGAGTTCTATCGCTACCATCTCAATGGAGACGGGCTGACCGACGAGCACGTCGTGCCGTGGGTGTGGGACGACTCCGGGACGGTCCCGAACTTCATGGACATCGGGACTCCCGGTCCTCTGATCGCCAGATGCGATTCCGAGTCCGACATCGGGGTGGCGGTCCGCGTCCTTGGAACCGACTCGAACGACCGAGAACTCCGCCAGCAGCTCGAGAACGGCGACTGGATAGACGGGATCGAGACGTATGCCGTCAACGTCTCTGGGGCCCCGACGGCCGCCCCGACCTCGGTTCCCTTTCTGCGGCTCTTTGAGACGACGCCGACTGGACTGCTCGTCTCTGGAACGGCGCACGGACTCGCGACGGCCGCCCAGATGCAGGTGCAGCTCGTGTCTGGAACGATTCCGCAGCCGCTGATCAACGGGGCCTTCTATTTCATCCGGGCAGTCGATGCGACTCGTGTTCTTCTCTACACCACGCGACTCGATGCCCAGACGTCGCAGCGCCCGATTCTCTTCTCGACCGTCGATCCGGCGGCGTCTCTCACGCTGCGCGAGACCAGACCGGTCCGCTCGAGAACAAGTTTCGTCACGTCCTCGGCCAACCTGATCGCAGAGGGAGACCTGGTCACTCTCACCGGGAGTCCACTGCCGCTTCCTTTCGAGGCATCGAGACCCTACGTCGCCTCTCCGATCGCGGCCGACCGCTTCATTGTCTACCAGAACGACGACGATCGCGAGAATCAGACCAATCCCGTCAACGCGACGACCCCGGGAACGTCTGTCGAGGCGCGCATTCTCAAGAGAATGTATCCCCTGACCCAGTTGACCTTTTCCCTTGCCCACAATCTCACGACCGGAGACCAGGTGACGGTTTCGAATTCCGGTGGCGAACTTCCAAGGCCTCTCGTGGCCAACACGCCGTATTTTGTCAGGTCTCTGAGCGCCACGTCGGTCTCGCTCCACTCGACGTCGGCCGACGCGTCGACCGGGGCCAGTCCGATCGCCCTTGAGTCGCTCGGGACCGGGACAAATTCTCTCGTCAAGCTGATCGCGGCCACCGTTGCCGGCGGAGGAAGCAGCGTCGTCACGACGTCGACTCCGCACAATCTCAGTTCCGCGAGCGGATCTGGGGCCACCGCCACCGCGGTTCTCTCGAGCCAGACGGTCGTGGCGATCTCGGTCACGGGCGGCGGCAGCAACTACGAGGTCTCTCCGAAGGTGGTGATCTCTGGAGGCGGCGGATCTGGGGCAACTGCCGAGGCAGTCGTCTCTGGAGGCGCCGTCGTCTCGATCAGGGTCATCACCGGCGGAACTGGCTACACGTCGGTCCCGACGGTCACCTTCACGCCGCAGGGCGGCAGTTTTGTCAGATTCATCTCGAACGGCACCCTGCCAGACCCCATCAAGGCCGAGACGGTCTATCGCGGCGAGGCGCCAATGACCGCGACGACATTCACACTGAACGACACGATTCCCAATCCAGTTCCCATCAGCTCTGGAGGCACCGGACAGCTCTATGTCGTGATCTCTCGCTCGTTCTCCGTGGGATTCCTTCCGCAGTGGTCGGTCGACGCGACCGCCCTCTCGACCGGAGACGCGGTCAGATTCTACACGAACGGGATTCTGCCAGGAACTGCCCCGTCGCAGGTCGATCAGTCGACTCTTTACTATGTCCGCAAGATCAGCAACTCTCTTGTCGAGATCTATGACACCCAGGTCAACGCGAACGCCGCTCCTCCGACGGTCACCGGCCGCTTCTCGGCGGCCACTCCCGGCGCCGAGGAACTCTATCTCTCGAGGGCCAGGTCTGTCACGGTCTCGCCGCGTGACAACCGCCTCGACGTCGACTTCACGGCCTTCCTCGAGAATCTGACGATCGTGAGATTCGAGACAGACGGGACCCTGCCGGCTCCCCTGACCGCCGGGACCGACTACCGAGTCAACATTGTCGGCGACCTGATCGAGGTCTACACGACTGGCAACGTCCTGGTGCCCCTGACGACCGTCGGATCCGGAACCCACCGGATGGTGATCTCGAGAACCGTGACATCGCCGGCGGCGACGTCGCTCGACATCGCAGACCATGGATTTGCCACAGGAACTGCCCTGACCGTCGTCTCAGACGCGTCTCTCCCGACACCGCTCGCCCCGTCGACGACTTACTATCTCAGGGCGATCGACGACGACCAGATCGAGCTCTATCCGTCGCAGGCGCAGGCAAACGCCGCTCCCTCGACGGCGGGCAGAATCACTTTCCTCTCGACAGGAACTGGGTCTCATCGAGTCGTCGTGTCAAGGACTCCGGTCTCTGTCAAGACCATTTCCGTGATCGAGAAGCCAATCACCGAGGGATACATCCGGCTCTACGCCTGGGACACATCGAGGACTGGAAACATCGCGCTTCTGGGCGACTTTCATCCCAACGAGACAGTCCCGGCCTACCGGCGCATCAAGATCAACAAGTCTGCCACGTCAGTCCGAATCAAGTATCGTCGCCGTCCGATCGATGTGCTGACCGAGCGCGACTTCATCAATCTAGACTCGCGCCTCGCGATCATCATGATGGTGCAGTCGCAGGAACTGCTCTTCAAGAAGTTCATCGCCGAGTCTGAGCAGTATCGACTCATCGCGGTCGAGTATCTCAACAAGAGAAACCGGGCACTCGACGGCGCGCGCGCTCCGACCTTCCAGATGAACGCCGACGTCACGACCAGGCCAGACGACTGGATGGACTGAGATGCAATCGCCCTCGATAACCCAGGGACGACTCGTCAGCGTCGACGCCGGCTGGATGTCAGGCATGAACTCTGTCCGGCATCCCTGGTTTCTCAGACAGGACCAGTATCGCAGGGGAGTCAACGTCGTCAATCGCGGCGGGGTCATTCAGACCAGGCCAGGATTTCGCATGCGGCTCACCCTGCCAGAGGGAAACCTTCAGGGCATGATCCATTTCCTGCTCAACAAGAATGGTCGCAACGAGAACCACCTCGTCTTCGCCGTCGACGGGAAGATCTACTTTGCCCCGTTTCCTCTCGAGCAGCCGAGGTCGTGGGAAGAGTTTCGACTGAGAAACCTGCAGTTCGATCCCAGGGTCGACATGATCCATTTTGCGGTCGCCGAGAAGACGGTCACGACCGCTCCAGACCAGACTCTCCAGATCGTGCCGTCGCACAACGTCCTGATGATCCAGGATGGAACCACTCCGGCCGCCTACTGGGACGGCGAAGAGTCAAGGCATCTCGTCGAGGCGGCCCCGGCCCTCGAGACTCCGACAGGAACCTGGATGACATTCTCTGGCGGCCGTCTCTGGGTGGCACGCGGCAACATCCTGCTCGCCTCGGATCTCTTCGACCCGATCAAGTTCACCGAGAGAGTCGAGGGAGAGGGCCGGGGAGACTTTTCTTTTCCGAGACAGATCACGGGACTGACCAGCTTCATCGGAGACGAACGAAACGAGGTCGTCGTCGTGTTCACGGACGAGCGCAGCGAGATCGTGCTCTCTGGAATAAGAGACAGGGCCCAGTGGGCAACGACCCAGGGCATGCAGTCGATCCTCTTCCCGAGCACGGGCTGCGTGGCCGGCCGCAGCATCATCTTCCAGGCGGGTCTCATGTGGTGGTATAGTCCCGGAGGCCTGGTCGCGTCTGACGCCGCGGCATCGAGCAACCTCACGTCTCAGATCAACTACCGCGACGCCGAGATGGCGTTCAGCAAGCAGTCGCTCAACGACGACCAGTCGATGATCTGCGGAGTCAGCTTCGAGAACTATCTGCTCATGTCGATGCCGATCGGACAGAATCTGAATTCAGAGACTTTCGTGCTCGACTATTCGCCGCTGAGCGAGTTCGCGTCCGAGAAGATTCCGGCCTGGTCGGGCGTGTGGACGGGCATCCGTCCGATTCAGTGGGCGTCTCCGGTGATCGACGGAAAGCGCCGGGCCTTCGCGGCCTCGGTCGACTACAAGGCCCTCTCTGACGGGAGCCACAACCACGTCTGGGAGGCCTTCATGCCAGAGAGGGAGGACACCTTCTTCGAACTGGGGCCAGATTTCACGAGAGTCGACTTCACGAGACCGATCTTCTGCGAGTTCGAGACCCGCCTGATGGGAGACGGCCACGATCTCAAGTCCTTTCAGTATGCCGACATCAACCTGATAGAGATCGCCGGAGACACGTATGTCACGGCCGACTACAGGGGAACCCGGGGCTCATACAAGCCAGTCCTGTGCAAGAGAATCATCGCCCCGATCACGGCCGCCTCTGCCGGGGCCGATGTTCCGCCAGACCAGCTCTCGATTCTCGACGGACTCAAGAAACAGAGCCGCCGAGTGACGACGGAGAATGCCGTGTCGAACGACGGCTGTCCGACGTGCGAGTCCGAGTATTCCGAGAACATCGACAAGGCCTTCAGCATCCTCATCAGATGGTGCGGACAGATGGCCGTCGAGTCGATCAGACTCTTCATGGAGCCGTGGGCAGAACGGGCCGAGGGACGTTGCGAGGAAAACGAGACTCGCGTCTGTCTCGTTGGAGAGGACGGCAAGAACTATATCTACAACCGCGAGGAGGGATTCGTGCCCCTCGAGGATCTCTATGAGGTCGGCGGAAACGCGTGGGCCGCGACCCGGAGCTCGTCTGTCACCCTGACATGCCCGGCAGGATCAGTCACGACCGGTCCGTTGACCGTCACGGCCACCTCGACATACAGGTCGAGAATCTCGCAGGCAGATGCCGACGCGCAGGCTCTGGCATCTGCCCAGACGGCGGCCCAGGCACAGGCCGACTATCTCAGAACGATCTATCCCTGCTACTACGACTCAGTCCAGTCGGTCACCCGTCACTGCTACTCTGAACTCAATGACGACGTCCTGGCGATGACTCGGCTCTCTGACGGGCGCGTGATCCTGGGAGGACAGTTCTGGAGAGACAACACCACGAATCAGGGCAAGATCACGGCCAGGACGTCTGGCGGTATCAGGACACTCACATTCACGCAGGGAGACGGATTTGTCTCGAACTTTGCAGCAGAGCCGAGCTCTGAACAGATCAACGTGCTTCTCAACGACACGAATGGCATCTATGCCCTCGGAGAATTCAGCGAATACAACAACGTCTCTAGAACAAGAATCGCCAGACTCACTTCGACCGGGGTGCTCGACACGGCAGTCACGTTTGGGACTGGATTCAATGCGGCACCGACGGCCGCCTGTATTCTTCCGTCTGCTCTTGCAGAAGTCTCAACAGTTCAGGTCGTGGCTGTTTCTGGAAGCAGCGGGAAATACTTTGATCTTGGAGACGCCAACGGTCCAGTCCGAGTCTGGATGGACAACAACAATACCTCGACTCCTCCGGCAGTTCCATCTGGCGGCCGTCTTCTGGAGGTCGACATGTCGGCAGGTCTTTCTGAGATCACGCGAGTCACAACCGTTGCCGATGTCTCTGGTTCTCTGGATGAGACATTTTTTGTTTTGTGCGACGGAGCCGCGACGACCGTGGCCGTGTGGTTCGCGCACTCTGGAGGATCGACGGCCCCGACTGGATACACAAGAAACATCCGCGTCGACATGAGTAACAATGACACGGCCAACACAGTTGCGTCTCTTATTCAGGCAGCCGTCGACGCCGACTCGCAGTTTTCTGCCACAGTCCTCAACAATCAGGTCACGATCACGAATGTCTATGTCGGGGCCGTGGCAGACGTGGTCGATGGAACAGACCCGACAGGATTCACCTTTGCAGTCACCCAGCAGGGCGTGGACACCGACACGGCCTCGCAGCTCGCGACCAAGATCAAGAATGCGGTCGATGCCGACGCGCAGTTCTCGGCGACGGTGGCCACTGACACCGTGACCATCACGTCCTCCGCGACCGGTCACCGTCTGCATGTGACCGAGCCCGACTCTGGAAACTATTTTGTGGTCGATACGACTGCCCTCGGGTCTGTCGCCGGATCTCTCGTGATCGGCGGAACGTTCACGACATACAACTCTGTCGCCGTGCCAAAACCGATCGTCATGATCGAGGCCAATGGAACAAGAGACACCGACTACCTGCCGACTGGATTCACGAAGATATTTGCCCTCATTCCCCAGACCGGAAATCTTGTCAACGTGGCCGGATACGATTCTGGGACAGGAAAGATCCGCGTGGCGAGACTCTTGTCGACTGGCGCCGAGGATCCGGTCTTCACACCCTACGAGGTGGTGGCATCAGATCCTGGGTTCGCGTCCATGGCCCAGCAGGCAGACGGCAAGCTCATCGTGTCGTTCGACGGGGCCAACTCAGGAAAGGATCTTGTTCGCCTGAACACCGACGGGACCGTCGACGCGACCTACAACGTGGGAACCGGCCTGGACACGGCGGCCAGGGCGATCCTGATCCTCGCAGATGGAACCGTGATTCTTGGCGGCAACTTCACGACCTATAACTCGGTCGCGGTTCCCAGGATCGTCAAGACGACTGCCCTGGGAGCTGCCGTCGGGGCATTCAATCCAGGAACTGGGTTCAACGCAACTGTCCGCGCTCTCATGCTTCCGTCGACGGGAACTTTCTTTTATGCCGCCGGAGACTTCACGTCCTACAACGGCAACACAGATTCCTATGAAAGATTCGGCAGAATCGACCAGGCGACCGGGGCGGCCCTTGACACGCGTCAGACCGTAAACGTGACCGGGCGGTTCCGCGGCACTGTTTCTCAGGCCAATTCCGACAGCGAGGCACTCGCCCTCGCGAATGCTCGCGCCCTGATTGAACTTCCCTGCACCTAGTCATGCCCTCTGCGACCTCAGTCACGCTCTTCAACGGAACGACGCCGAACGCGTTTGTCAGTCCATTTTCTGACAAGCTTCCAGTTTCGTTTTACTCGTCAATAACTGTTCCGAACATGCCGACGCAGGATTGTCTGCCCTGCGCAATGACGGGCTACTCGACCTCGACAGTCAACCAGTTCATCCAGGACCTGGCGACCGAGATCCCTCTTCCCCTGTCAAACAGCATCTCGACCTCGCAGGTCACTCCCACGATACCGCCCGAACCTCAGCCACCCACCTCTGTCGCATGAAGACCAAGTTTGTAGAGATCAACCCATACACGGACGACTTCACGCGGATGCAGCAGTTCGCGAGGACCTTTGACCACGAGATCGGACACTGGAGAAACGGCAAGCTCGTCGCCTTTGAGCGTGGCGAAAGGACCTTTGGCTATGCCGACATCGTCTATCTTCCGGTCGCTTTTCCGGCCTTTCATCCAGAGGTGGCCACTCCACGCGGCATCATGGAGGTCGTCGACGGCTGGAAGTCGGTCTGTCAGTTCAACCACCGCGGCGAGGGCTGGATCGCGGTGCCTCTCGATGAGACCAGAAAGACATTTCCTACGCAGATGATCGAGAAGACCGGATTCTCCAAGATGAACCGAGAGATTTACTTGCTCAATCCAGACGCATAGATTCCTATTGACATGGGCGGAGGATCACCATCAGTTCAGTATGCGCAGCCACTCGAGGGATACGAGGCCGGCATGCGCGGCCAGATAGGTCTCGGACGAGGACTCGCCGAGGCCGCCGCCGGAACGGCGCCAGAACTCATGCGCGCCGACATTCCGTATCTTCAGGAGACGGCCCGCCGCGAGGCCCTGATCAACGCCCTGAGTTCTCAGGCCCTCGAGAGACAGTTGACTCCGGAGACTGCCCGGATGCGCGAGGGACTGCGCCAGCAGATGGAACAAGATTTTTCTGGCGGTCCGAGTCGCGAGCTTTCCAATCTCTGGCTTCGCCAGGGACTGTCTGACGTGGTCGGAACCGGGGCGAGGACCGAGTCTGGATTTGCCAGGTCTGCTCTGGCCGACCGCAGCCGTCGCGACTATTTCGCGAACCGTCAGGCGCTCCAGGATCGAGTGGCCTCATATCTTGCTGCCAATCCCTCTCCGGTCGCGGGAATCGATCCCGGATCACTCGCCGGAATCGTCAGCCAGGCGGCGGCCGACAACATCAATCTCCGCAACGCGTATCAGCAGCAGGTGCTCGGATACCTTGGAGCCCAGGCACAGAACGTGTCGAATGCCTTCCAGCAGCAGGCGCAGATGGAGATGGCGAGACGCGGACAGAACGCGGCGGCCGCCAATGCCGCCAATGCCGCGGCCGCGGCGAATCAGGCCGGTCTCATGGGAGCCGGCATCGGGGCCGGCGGCCAGATTGCCGGGGCCGGAATCACGGCGGCCGGAATGGCCATCGCCCTGTGACGCTCGACGAGCGAGTCGAGACGTCTGTCGGTCTGCTCGACCGAATGCTGAAGACCGTCCGAAACCCGGTCATTCTCTGGTCGGGCGGCAAGGACTCGATGGTGGTCCTGCACATGATCAAGTTTCTCATGAAGAGGGAACTTCCTGTCGTCTGCTGGAGAGAGCCGTGGATGCCGCAGAAGCTCAGGTTCATCAACAGGATTATCGGCGAGTGGAATCTCGAGGTCCATGACTATGCCCCGTCGGCGGTCAGACTCTGCCGCGGAAGGGGAGGACGCGTCGACATCATGGAGTCCTACCAGGTCAACTCGGCACTCGCTCCGGCACCGCAGCACATGCTCGTCGCGAGAGGCACGTTGAAGCCGGAAGAGAATCTCCCGTTTCTGTGTGTCCTCGAGACGTTCCTTGCCCGCCCGATCGGAACCTTCAGTTTTCCGTGGGACTGCATGATCATGGGACACAAGAGTTCGGACGACGATCCGACTGTCGGGAAGGTTCCGCTGCGGGTCGACAGACTCCAGCTCGAGAACGCCGGGACGATTCTCTATCCGATCCGAGACTGGACAGACTCAGATGTCTTCGAGTATCACGAGAGACACTCGGTCCCGCACGACGAGACTCGATACGACGTGGAGAATCGAAGAGTCCGAGACCGCGGAGACGTGGCCAATCCCGACTACTTCCACACCTGCACGAAGTGCTGCGATCCGACCTCGGCATCGTTTGTCCGCTGTCCCAAGTATGGCATCGACGTCAACAACGTTTCTCACATGGTCCCGTGGATCGAGCCAGACTTCGCCTACTGCGGCCTCGACCAGGACAAGTCTGCATAGAATTTTCTGGTTCTGAAGGCACACAGAGTTGGATTAGATTCTCAGAGACATGGGAGGAGCGAACAGACAGCCAATGAGGATGAACGCCGAGCCGATCTATCGGCGACGTCCTGTTCCCGAGTTTCAGGAACTCCAGACGATGCCATACATGACTCGTCAGGAAAAACTTCTCCCGATGACCCAGGCGATGGGTGAACTTTCTCCCCCGATTCCGATGCGGACGACCCCGCCCACGGTGAGGTAACATCCATGGGAGGCGCGAACAAGATGCTCGAGAGAGCCGGAAAGGGTGCCTCGATCGGCGCCTCTGAGGGAGCCTCTGGAGGAGGTCTCGGGGGACCGGTCGGTTCTGCCTATGGGGCACTCGGAGGAGCGGTCTTTGGAGGACTCGACGGGGCCGTCGATGGTCCGATCTTTCGTGCCAAGACCGGAGGATCGTCTGGATTCGGATCATCGTTCGACAGGGCCATGTATGGAGCCACGACCGGATCGGCCGACGGCGGATCATTTGGGCCATACGGCAGCATCGGGGGCGGAGTCTTTGGAGGTCTCAGCGGACTGACGAACAGTCCGGCCTTCCAGTATCGAGTCGGAGGGGGCTACTGACATGGGAGGAGCATCTGCATCAGCGGTTCCTGCCGCATCCTCGGCCGGCGGCTATGCCAGCAAGGGAGCCATGTCGGCCGCCACTGTCGGCGGAACGACCGGCAGCAACGTTTCTGGAATGGGTTGGGTTCCGAGGGCACAGGCAGCCGGCGGAGGCGGGATGAACTACATGGAACTCGCGAAACTTTTTGGAGGGGCTCTCAAAGATTCCTCTGGCCAGTTCGGAAAGGCCGTGGCCGGACAGCAGTTTGGACTCGACGGGGCCGGATCTCAGAATCCCTACGTCGCTCCCTCTCCGTTTTCTTTTGCCGGCATGCCAAGAACGGCGATGCCACAGGTGAGATCGGCGCCCTTCCAGATCGCGAGCGCGACCGGGGGTCCACTCCGCCAGACGGGACTCGGATACACGATCTAAGAACATGGGAGGAGCCAACAGACAGCAGAGACGCCAGGCAGGTCCGCAATCGCAGGCCGGCGTGGCAGCGCCGTCTCCGACGAGCATGCCCCCAACAATTCCCGAGTCTCCGGCACCCCAATCGCAGTCGATGGCCATGCCAGCCGCGGCACAGCCACCGATGACACAGCGTCTCGGACAGCCCACGGCGAGACCGATGATGCCGTCTGCGCCAGGGCCGAACGTCTGGAATTCTGCAAATTCGAGCATGACGGCCGGGGCCGTCGCTCTATGAAGACACCAACAAACAACCAACACTGAGGAGGACAAGACCATGGGAGGAGGAAGAGGAGGAGGGGCACCGCCGCCACCACCGCCACAGCCAGACTGGGCGGGCATCTTTGCGGCCGAGCGGGCGGCACAACAACGAATCATGGACCAGCAGCGGGCCGAGGCCGCGGCACAGCGTGCTCGTGAGGAGCAGCAGCGTCGTGAAGAGGAAGCTCGTCGCATGCAGGAACAGCACGACGTCCAGCAGAAGGCGCGCGACGAGGCCGCGATGACTGACTTCACTCGCATGAAACAGGCAGCAGCCGCACAGGCAGTCGGGGGCACGGCTCCCGTCACGCCGACTTCGTCTCGAGCCACCGCTCCAGGACTCACTCCGGCCGGCACGGCCCCGACACAGCGTCCTGTCTCGGCGACATTCGCCCCGTCTCCGGTCAGTCCGACGGCTCCCACGGCCCCGATGGCAGGAAACCTGCCCGCGGCTCCCCAGGGAGTCGGTCTCGGCGGCACCGGTCTCGACTGGCTCCGGTCACTCTACGGCCGATAGGAGACAAGAATCATGGCGATCCAGACCGGCGGCTTCACGGTGGCACGGGGAGGAGGGGCTCAGTTTCAGCCCGCCACCCCGGCTCCGTTGTCGTTTGTCGCCGGCAGCACGCTCGCCCCGGGAGACCTTGGGACGAGTGCGATCACCGAGGGATCACGCCAGGCGACGGCGAGTCTCCTCTCTGGGATCAACATCGGCCTCGAGGGAGTCCTCGGCGGCGTCATGGGACTGTTCGAGCGGCGCGCCAAGCGAGAAGAGGCAGAACTCGAGCACGAGCGTGCCCTCGAACTCGCGAGGGAGCGCAGTTATCTCTCTGGGCTCATGACCCCGGTCGAGCGCGAGCGCCTGCTCGGAGAGCGTCTTCGGAACATCAAGACGATCAGAGACCTCGAGGATCCCTATGCCGAGTTTCTCGGAGAGAAGGACCGAACCGGTCTCGGCGACATTCCTGATCCCAACCTTGGGCTTCGTCCAGAGGATCTGCCTCTTGAGCCGTTTGATCCGAATGCTCCGCTGCCTGTCGAGCCGCCACTTCCGCCACTGCAGGAGACGAGACTGCCAGGAGAAGAACCTGAGGCAGCTCCAGAGGGATACGCGACGACCGGTCCTGGCGGAATGCTTCTCATCGTCCCGATTCCTGCCGATCAGGGCGGGGGCCGCATGATCATCAATCGGGCGACTGGCACCACGACGATCGACAAGGGAGGCGGAGACCAGACAGAGACGACAGCCAGAGAGCTGCCTGAGGATCTCAAGGACCAGCTCCGGCTCAAGGGAGTGACTGTCAACGCGAAGGGCGATGTCACGACCACATACGAACCGAGCACGGCGACAGAGGATCAAGAAAAAGAGATCGCGACCATGCAGGGCAGCATTCAACAGGCCAACCGCATCGTCCGCGACATCGACACGATTCTCAAGACGGCCGAGGGATCGACTCTTCCGGCGACCGGCAAGGCGTCCGATTGGATCGCAACCCTTCCGATCACGACCGGGGCAAGCGACATCCGAGCCCTCATCAAGAACATCGAGGCCGACGTGGCCTTCAAGACCCTGGCCGACATGCGGCGCAACAGCAAGACCGGAGGCGCTCTCGGCGCCATCTCTGACCGGGAACTTTCTCTGTTGGCGGCGGCCGAGGGCTCGATCAATCCGTCACTCAGCTGGCCGGTCTTCAAGAGAAATCTCAAGGACATCAGCGATGCCCGCAAGGAACTCATCGACCTGTGGAGCGGCAAGCTGTCTGCGCTCGGCGCCGGAACCTCGGCCACCGATCTCACGTCGGAGATCAACGACCTCGCCGAGCGGCTCGACGCGATGCCCGACAAGACTTCAGCAGAGTATCGCGAGGGTCGCGAGAGACTCAAGGAGCTGGTCCGCCGCCAGAGAGGACGATGATCCATGGCAGTCCTGGACGAGATCGAGAAGGAGCTCGTGCCTCCAAAGAAGTCCGACATGGTCGGGGGCGTCTCTCGTGGAGCCGTCGGCCGACGCCGCAAGAAGAAGCCTGAGTCCGTTCTCGACGAGGTCAACCGCGAGGTCGGCGACGAGCCAGAACCCGAGGATGTCCTGACCCAGGTCGAGCGCGAGACCGAGACAGATCCCGAGACAGTTCGGCGCATGCGCGCAGAGGGCCAGCGGCTCTCGACAGAGCAGCAGAGGATCGCATTCGAGGCCGAGCGGGCACGGCCACTGACTGACGTGGCGCTGGGAGCGGCCAAGGCCTTTGTTCCGGCGGCCGCGCAGACCGTCGGCCAGCTCGCCAGGGGAACTGCCAAGTTTGCATACGAGGGTGTCGGAAAGCCGGTCGGCGAGGCCGTTCTCGCCGGACTGATCTACGAGCCCGGATCAGACGAGTATGAACAGGCATTGTCACGGACCTTTGGCGGTGCCAACAATGCCGTGAGGTCACTCGCGTCTGGCGTCGCCCAGGACATCGAGGAGACGGCAAATGCCGCGGTTCGCGCCGGAATGTTCGGCACGAGCATGACCGACATCGCCGCTGAGAAGCTCGGCGTCATCAGTCCAGAACAGTCGTTCAACAACTACCTCGCTCGCGAGGAGATGCGCCGCACCGAGGCCGAGGATCGGATGGAGAATCCAGACCGGGCGGCCACGATGCTCGCAAGAAATCCGCTCGCCGGGACCGTGCTGCAGGGAGCCTCGATGCTCTCTGGAAACGGTCTGCTGACTCCAGAAGAAAAGCAGGCAGGACTGGCGGCATACCAGGAACAGCTTCTCCAGGATGCCAAATTCCGGCCAGACGAGGACATCTCAATGCTCGGCGAGGTCGTGTCACCCGTCGGCATGCCAGCCCGTCTCGTGAAACCGTTGACGAGTGCCCTTGGCGGCACGATGGAGGCGGCCGGGGGACTCGCCGTTCGCGGCGTCACCAAGCCCACGATTCGTGGAGTCAATCCTCTCGAGGGTGTCGGCATCGGGATCCGCAAGATCGGAGAGGGCGCCGAGGCGGCTGGAGCGAAGGTCAGCGAGGCGATCACGGGCCGTCCCGACACATTCTTTGCCACTCCCGGCACGATCGTCTCGGCGTTCACCCGCCGTCCCGGCCAGTTGATCGAGGGAACCGGCAGGACTCTGAGAGACATCGGCCGGCAGATCGACGAGGGAGGAATCCGCGGAAGGACTGGAATCATCGAGCGTCTGGGACGAGACCCGCAGACGGCACCGTGGCTCCAGGACCTGTTTGGACCAGGATCTCAGAAGAAGCTTCAGAAGTTCGAGGCGATGAACAAGAAGCGCGTCGAGGCGGGCAAGGCGCCCAAGGCCCCGGGTCGCGGTGGAATCGTGAGGGCGCGCGCCGCCGACTACGGACTGCGCCTCGCCAACACGCTCGCAAAGTCAGGAGCCTCTGGCGCCGCTCTCAACGGCATCATCGGGGCGGCCGACATCGAGACCGCAGAAGAATTCGGCCGCGCGACCGGAGTCGGCTTCGGCATCGGTTCCTACATGCAGATGCGCATTCCCGAGAGAATCGGAGCCGCACTCGATCCGAGTCTGACTGTCAGAGAGAAGATCGACCAGATCGTCGAGACAGATCCTCTCGATCGCCGTCTCGACGAGGAGGCAGATCTCAAGAGATTCAGGGCCACGGCAGATCCAGAACTCGTCCGTCAGGTCGAGAAACTGGCCAGCCCAGAGGAACAGGTGGCGGCCCGCATGAGAGAACTCGACGAACTGTTCCAGCAGAAGGCCGAGGCCGAGTATGCCGAAAAGGACACGACCGAGCTCGACAACCTGATCACCATCAAGGCCGACGAGGTCTCTGCGCTGCAGGAGAGCACAAAGAATCTCGACCAGAAGTCACGGGACGAGCGACGCCGGGCCGTCGAACTGATCGTGGCCGACGGCCTCGATCTTCTCAAGTCGAACGGCAGGGCCGCCGGTCTCAACGGAGTCAACGTGCAGATTCTCGACCCGTCTCAGATCGAGCAGTTTGTCCGCGAGCGCTGGGGACAGACCCTGGTCAATGCCGAGGCCATCCAGGCACAACTCTCTGGACAGACCGATCTCAGTCCGTCTGAGGAACAGTCACTTCTACGAGCAAATCAAACAATAGACAGATTCAACAAGCAAAAAAATCTGTGGCCTGGACAAAAAGGATTTGCTCTGTCTGAATCAAACCAGGAAGGCGAACCCGCTCACCTCCGCATGGCCAACATCGGGGCCCCGACGATCGTGATGAACTCCGAGCAGCTGATGAGAGATTCCCGTCGCGTCGGTCTGCGGTATCTGTTGCAGCACGAGAGCAACCACGTGCTTGAACAGTTCAGAGAGGTCCAGGAGATGCAGCGGCCGGTCCGCGACCTGTTCTTTGGAAAGAGAGTCGTGCGTCCAGACGGCACGGTTCTCGAGGCGACACCCGGCATCATCACAGACGAGTGGATCAACGACGTCGGGATTCCGATGTATGCGACCCAGCTTTATGGTCTCGGTGGCGAGGCCGAATTTCGTGAAGGATTCAAGACTCCCCAGGACGCGATCGAGTATGTCCGCTCTGAACTGATGAGCGAGCTCTCTGCGATGTCTGAGAGCAGCTACTCGACGATTCGCGAGGCGCTCGATTCTCCCGGCCAGGCGATCATTGACCGACTCCTGGTGAGCCGCAAGAACTCGATGCTCGGGCGTCTTCGCGCGGCCCTCGAGTTTGCCGGTGTCCAGCTCGACAATCGTGGCGACGTGAAGTCTGTCCTTTTTGGAGACCAGGCGCCATTCGATCCAGAGGTCCTGGCAATGATGCGCCAATACAAGAGAGAACTCCGCGAGTTCAATGATCTTCTCAGTTACACCGGAAGCATGGCAGAGGCCGACGTTGAGATCAGCATGACCGAGCTCATGACGAACCGTGCCCTTCAGGAGGCCTACAAGGATGACGTCCTGTGGGACAAGGAGGTCGTGCTCGACGTCAGAGACGACGAGGGCAACGTGGTGTCACAGATCGTGATACCCGACAACCCGGCGACGGACTCCGCCGTGAACGAGTTCAGGATCGTCAACGGACAGCTCGTCGATGAGAACGGCAACGTCATGCAGCTCTCGCCCGGCATCGACATCTCCGGGTTTCCCGACGGATCTCGCGCGACGATCGACACCCGCATCGCGCGCAATCCCGACGGCAGTCCGAAGATTCTTCAGAACAAAGAAATAGAAGCGAGGGCGCGGCAGCGCGACCAGATGATCAAGGACGCGATTGACAATGCCCCAGACGATGGCTTCGAGGGCAGACTGCGCGACACCGGCAACGGAAGCTATCGCGGCATCATGAGTCCCTCCCAGCTGCAGGCAGTCCTTGCCCTTCCCAACAGCGTCATTCCGCCGTCTCTCAAGAGAAACATCGGGGCCTTCAACGAGGTGCTGCAGGGTCGTGACGGGACTCGCATTCTCATGGAGTATCAGCCCGCCCTCCGCCGCGGCAAGTATCGGGCTCTCAGTCCGAAGATCAGAGACGTCGTGCCGATCGGCTATCAGTTCAGCAAGCAGGGCAACTTCCTCGCGACGACCATCTCGGTCAGTCGCATGTTCGACAAGATGAATCTGTGGGCACAGAAGCGGCCAGAGAATCTCAACCTGTGGGGACGAGATCTCGGCAAGTTCTGGGAGGACGTGACCAGGGTCCTCGACAACCACAACAGGGGACTGGCCGGACAGACCGGACTCGACGTCGATCCCGACATCGCGATGCAGAAGAAGAACCGGATCAACGACTTCTTCAATCTTTTTACGAAGGAAACAGAGGCGATGAATCCGTCTCGCACGAGACTTCCGGCGCGTCGCGGCCAGGACTCGGCAGACCGCCTCATCATGTCGGCTCGCATGGACCGCATCAACCAGATGCAGATCTCGAACGCACAGAAGCTGCCCGTCGACTACGGCAAGATGCTTGTCAATTTCTTCCCAGAGAACGAGGCGCAGTCTCTGCGTCTCGACTCCTTCCAGGATGCCCCGATCGAGAACGACATCGAGGGCGGCGGCATGATGCCGCAGTTCCTCCCCGGCATCCGCTACACGAGCCTGCCAGACGATCCCAAGAAGACGATGGCGGACTTCTACATGCTCAACGCGATGCTCACGACTCCGCCGACAGGATGGAGCATGGGCAAGTTTGGAGGACAGGCGACCATGTATGCGCCGTCGGCAGATCCCACCGGACGCTATGCCGGAACCCGCGGCGAGAAGTATCAGGACGCCCTCGACGAGGCCAAGCAGACGCTCATCCCGACCCTGCACAGCAAGATCATGAAGGCACTGCACTTTGCCGTCTCGGCAGAACTTCGACATGCCCTCGCCAAGAGGCAGCCCTCTGATCTCGCGTCCTCTGAGTTCTGGCAGGAATATGCGCGCCAGTATTCCGTCCAGGGAAGCGAAATGCCAGACTTGAAGAAGGATCAACCACCTCGTCGTTTCAAGGAGGACAACAAGGGCTATGTCAATTCTTTCATCGCCCTCGAGAATGCCCGCAAGAAACTCGGCATGAGTGTCGCCGACGTCGGCAGATTCGCAGAGCAGATGTTCAGGAGGGGATCATGGAGTTCAAGCTACGGCGGAAACCCATGGGGAGACATCGCCCAGCATCTCGCCCAGATGTCAGATCCCTCGTATTCGACCGAGCGAGTCCGTGCTGTCGTGACCGATCCAGAGACCGGTCGCATGCAGATGATCGAGACCAACGAGTTCCGTGATCCCGGCGCCTACAGCCAGATGTTTCAGGAGATCGACCGGGCCTACGACCTGCAGCACAACACGAACACCGTCTTCAACAAGCTCAAGAAGTATTACCGCGGGTCTGAGGGCTATGGCTGGATCGCCAAGATGCTTGATTTCAAGGCCAACGTCGGAAATCCTCGCGAGCTGCGCGGTCTCGTCAGCGGCAACATGGGGAAACTCGCCGACGCGTGGTTCGCCGACATGCGGGCCGACGCGCCGCTCACGCAGGATCTCGAAGAGAGGGTCAAGGCGCAGCTGCCCGAGAACTTCACGATCGAGGCCATGGAGCCGCAGGAATTCATCGATCGTCTCGCCAAGCTTGCCGGGACCTACTACCGCAAGGAATCGAGTGGAGTCGTGCGTGAGGATCCGTTCAGCAAGATCGCCAACGACGCCGAGAGGATCCACCACAATCTCAAGCGCGGCAGCGAGGCCTGGAAAGAGATCAAGAAGGACCAGAACGCGCACATCGGCCTGATTCTGCAGGACTATTTTGGTGATCTTGGATTGGCGCAGACGGATGCCGTCAAGCTTTTTCGCATGTTCCTGTCTGAGGCCAAGGATCCGCGTGTCGTCGGCGCGAGGAAAAGAACCCAGATCCCAGACGTTAAGATCAATCTGCCCAAGCCGGCACCGAAGCCGTCTGGCGAGTGGTTCACCGGCAGTCCGGCGTCCGGATTCACGTTCATCCCGAAACAGAACGTCTCCTCGGCGTCGAATCTCGTGGCATTCTCAGAGGCACTCATCTTCAAGCCAGAGGGAGTCAACGGTCTCAAGCTCGGAGACATCACTGTCGTCAACGGAGGAGTCACTCCAGAGGGAGTCCAGAAGGTCCATGTCTACCAGGGAGACTCGGTGTCAGAGGAGAATCTCAAGACCACGGTCGACTTCACCGTTGCCGGAAAGGAGACGGTCAAGGACGTGGCCGACTGGCTTGCCAACTACGGATTCATGCAGGCGAAGCAGTCTGGCTACACCAGTCTCATGGGCTGGATGGCGCAGGATCTGACCAAGTCGATGAAGCCCGCGGCCCAAAAACCGCCAAACATGCCTCCTGGAATGCAAGGAGCTCTTACGAGTCTGCCGATGCCGCAGCTCAAGATCGTGAACGACTATATCACCAGCCTCGAGACTGACCAGGAATTTGTGGATGCCAATCTTGACAATCTTCCTCCGAGCGACATCGACAAGGGTCTTCTTTTCGTCAAGAACACCTTTCCTGGAATCGAAAAACTCACAGAGAACAAGCAGATGCAGCTTGCCAACTATCTCTATTACCTTGGCAAATGGGCATCTGACAAGCTCGAGGCGCGCAAGGCCGCCGACCTTGCCAAGATGGAGGACCAGCCGACCGGAGACGAGGATCCGATCGCGCCCGGATACTCCGACGAGAACGGCAATCCCATGACGGCGAGCCAGGTCGCGGCCGGGATCAAGGCCTATGATCCGGGAGCAAACGACAACCACGTCTTCTTCACGCTCGGCGACGGAACGGCCGTCACCAATCCCTATGAGGATGAGACTGGAAATCCCATCGAGAATCCGCCAGTCGGACCGACCGAGGAGGGTCTGATCATGAAATACTGGGCCGACAAGGGAGTCCTGCCCGCCGTGTCTGAGGCCGCCCTCGTGATCTTCGACAAGGCAAATCCCGGCCATACCTACAAGCCCGACACCAAGCTTTGGGATACCCCGGGACTCAAGGCCAAGATCGACGCGCTTGATATGAACTTCGAGAATGTCATCTATGACGGCGGAATTCCGGACACGATCGAGGTCTCGACCAAGAATGGCGAGATCACGATCACTAAGCAGCCGTCTGGCAGCACGTATCAGTTCCAGATCGACGACCAGAACTGGGCGATCGGTCCTCTCGACTACGTCCTCAAGGAGGCGGCCGAGATGCTCAAGAAGCCGTCGCAGGCGGCCGAGAACGAGAAGAAGGCCAAGGCCCAGGCGATGGAGTTTCTCGACAACATGCTGCTCGACGATCCGGTCAAGATCGGAGACAATGTCTGGGAACTCGAGAGCATCGAGGACGACAACGGCGAGATCACGGCTGCTGTCGTTAAACTCAATGACATCGCCGTGTCGAACCAGATTCCCCTGACTGAGAACATGTCGATCGACGCGCCTCCGAAGGCCGTCTATGACGCCTATTTTGCCCTCGACTGGATGAAGGACTGGAAGGCGCCAAAGACCAAGTCACTCCTGTCAGAACAGGAGGAAATCGTGCTGAAGGCCGCCTCCGATCTCATGGGAGGTGATTCAGAGGTCATCATCGGAGACAAAAAATTCACGACCACGGTCAACCAGAATGGCAACGTGACAGTCGCCGGATACTTCAAGAACGGCAACCTGATCGGGGTCATGCCGATCTACGGCTCCCAAAACATGGATGAGATCGATCTCGAGGCCAAGATTTATGAGGCTCTTGACGTGCTCGGCGCCGGAAATGCCACAGAGCAGACAACTCCAGAAATCAAGAAACCGACCGAGACTGAACTCAACGAGGCCGCAGACGAGCTGCTCAATGCCAGTGATGGAGACTCGGTCACGGTCGGCGGATACGAATTCCAGACGGTCCTGGGCGGTCAGGGCGGGGCCGCGGTGAACATCCTGCCCGAGGGCACCCGAGACATCATCGACACGTTCTACTACGACGCGAGCGACTTCGACAATCCGTCTGATCTTCTCGATGTGATTTTCATCAACCTCTCGCAGTTTTTCAACAATCTCCCTGGAGAGGGAAAATCGGGACCCGGGGCCCAGATGATGCCCGGAGAGGGAATCACGCCCAAGACGCTCTACAACTTCTACCACCTCGCCACTCTTGAGTCGCAGGGCCGGATCAAGTCTGAATACGGACAGAGCCTCATGAAGGAGTATCTCGACGTCTACAGACAGAGATACCTCGACACGATCGGGCCGTTGGTCGCAGACCAGATCAGAAAATACATCGGCAGGGGCCGGGTCGACGAGCCAGTGACTGAGGAGGCGCTCGAGGCGGCCATCAATGATCCAGAGAAACTCGACGAACTGATGCGCCAGACGTATCGGTCTGACATGAAGCGGCGCAACGACGTGTGGAACAACATCACCGAGCATCTGAAGGGCCTCGAGGCGGCCAGGACCCCGCGCGACATCATCTTCCGGATCGACCGGCTCAACAACGCGATCCACAACACCAACGAGCTCCTCTTCAGCAAGTTCAGCAACGCCGCAGACCTTCTCGACACCTTCGAGGCGATCAACGCCGCCAGAGACGAGCGCGCCTACGCTCGCAACGTCGACCGTGATCTTCGCCAGATCGAGGAGTTCGAGGGAGGTCCGGGTGCCCGGTTCATGCCCGCCGAGGCGCGCGGCGCCTTCTACCACGGCACTGACAAGAGACCATCGACACGACTCGGACCGCGCGGCGGAGAATTCTACGGTCAGTGGGAGGGCGACGCCGTCAGAGTGACCTATCTGTCTCCGACATTTCGGCAGGCACAGTCGTTCGGAGAGAACGTGCTCGAGGGAAGACTCAAGAACCGCAACATCTTTGACCCGACCGACGAGGACGACATCGACCGGGTCGTCAGGACCGCCCTTGAACTCGGACCAGACACATCTGCAATTGTGGAAGAGGCCAAGACAGATCCCGAGGCCGCGAAGGAACTCAGGTTCATCGAGAGGGGCATTCGCCGCGACATCGCCGGAGGAAAGGACAAACAGGACGGCTGGAGATCTGTCGAGAGTTATGCCGGGGCCATCAAGGCGGCCGGATTCGACGGCTATGTCGCGTGGGAGGGCGGATACGCCGCCATCGGCGCGTTTCCAGACCGGATCGATCTCCGTGAGTTTGAGGCCGACAAGTTTGGCATCGAGACCTATGACAAGTATCCGAAGGGATCAGTGAGATCTCGCGGGAGCGGCAACATCCAGTATATGCCCGGAAACGTGCCCGACGCATCCCAGGTTGACCCAGGACTGGCCGGAGTCATGGCACCAGACGTCGACAGGGGCCCGTTGTCCGAGGCCAGATTCATGCCTGGTTACAACCCTCGCTATACCGATGACGACGGCAACTTCGATCGGGAGGCATGGTTGCGTGACATCCAAAAAGGCGAGGAGTATCTCCGCCGCCGCGGAATCACGAGAGCAAACACCGAAAAAAACCTCTATGAACAGATGCTCAGAGAGACTCTTCGGGGTCCGAGACGCTAGTCGCGGTCTGTCCGCTCCCAGATCAGGGCCACGGCCAGCCCCAGAATCATGAAGACCATGGCTGGCCAGAAGTTCTGGGCGATCCGGGCGAAGCCTCGAAGGACGATGAGAATGTCGGGGTCCATGGCTAGACGGGGTGGATGTCGCGCATGAAGACGCGCGGGCGCTGCTCCCTGCGGATCGTGTCCTCGAGTCTCCTGAGTTCGTTCATGACCGAGACCGCCCTGCCGATCGGGATCCGAATCTCTTCGAATCCGTGGCGGCGGGCGTGCTTGACCTGTGCCTCGAGCAGGGGCTCGACCGACTGTATGACTCTGAGAGCTGTCATGGTCAGGCCGCGATCTTGGAGGTGAAGTCGATGGAGGCGCCGACCTGACGGCCGTGGTCGTGGGCGGCGCGGTCCATGCCAGCCCTGCTGCGGCTGCGCGCAAACTTGAGGTCCATGTTTTGCTCGACCCACTCGCGGATGCGCTTCTTCTTGTCGGCAACGACAATGGCGAAGCGATCCTGTTCCTCCTTCTTGAACTTCCGCATGGCGGCCTGCTGGCCGTGGGTCGACTCATTGATGAAGCCGTCGGCGACGCCGCGGAAGAACGAGTTGGCCGTCGTGGTGTTCCACTTCTTGCCAGTCATGCGCAGATGCTGGTTGAGTCCGTTCTTCATTGCCTCATAGACGAGGGGCAGGGCGATGCGGGCGGCCTCGATGTCGAGAGATTCGCCGATGAAGATGTAGACGTGGCGGTAGCCGCCGGTCGCTCCGACAGTCGAGTCCCACTGCGCCGAGTAGACGACCTTGACGTCGAAGACCTGGTGGATCACGGCGGGGATCCAGCGATCCTCGTCGCGCTTGCGGCGGCCGGTGTTGACCGACACCTTGTTGATGGTCTCGGCCTCGCGAGCCTCGCCGACCTGCATCTGTTCGATGCCGTGGCGCGTCATCAGTTCGCGGGCCTTGCGTAGCGCGACCTCCATCTCGTTGGCCGTGGCGCCGTTGGCGGGGTCGGCCATCTTGAAGAGGCTGCGGATCTTTTCGATGATGGTGGATGTGTTGTTTGTGCTCATGACAGTCTCCAGTCTATCATGGCTGGCAGCCAAGTAAACACCAAAAAGTGAAAAAAATTAGGGGGCCCCGGAGGGCCCCCTTGGCGTGGCGAGCGGCCGTGGCTCACTCGGCCGCCAGCATTTCCTTGCGGAACTTCTGCAGGCCGTGGGTGCCGCCGGCGAGGATGGCCTCGGCACCGGCCCAGAGGCGGCGGTTGACGAGGGTGTCCATGTAGAACGACGTGACCCCGCGGCTGCGACGGCCGAGGCGCGTCTCGATGCCGCCCTTGATCACGTTCTCCTGGACGCGGTTGAACACGGTCCAGAGGTCGTCGTGCTTGTCGACGTCGCGGCGGGCGACGAGGACGTCCTTGGCCTCGATCGGCATGTCGGCATAGCCCTTGTAGCGGGCCTCGATCGCGAACTTGGCGAACATGCTCTGCTCGATCTTGTTCAGCTTGCGCTGGCGGAACGCCTCGACGCGGCCCTCAGACTCGTCGAGCAGCTTGGCCATGTTGGCGATCATGGAACGGATCGCGTCGGCGTCGAGCGACACGTGGGTCGCAACGAAGCTCGAGTTGAGTCCGGAGGCGACGACCATGCCGTTGCTGCAGACGAGGCGGTAGAAACCGGCCATGGCCGACAGGCGACGGGTGCGGTCGTGGCTGTTCTCGAGGATGACGCGCGGGGCGGATTCCAGCTTGCCCGTGCGCAGCTTGTCGAGGTGGTTGCGGTGAAACAGCTCCACGCGGTGCTGTCCAGTGATTCCCGCGTCGCGGCGCTGGCTGGCATTGACCGGCACGAAGCCATGGTCACGCAGGGCGGGCAGCACCTCGGCCGTGCTCACGAACGAGTAGCGCTCGGAGACGTCGGGTGCGGCCTTCTTCGCGAAGATCGCCGGAGCGAGTTCACGGAGGCGGGTGTCGTTGAGTTCTCCCAGGAGGACCTGGGCCGTAGTTGTGTTTGCAGTATTGCTCATAACGAGGGCTAATGTAGCAAGCTGCCAGCCATTGTAAACCCCAGAATGAAACTTTTTTCAACTTTTTTTCGGGGCCCCCGGAGGGCCCTCCCGGGGCTATTTTTTATGCCTCTCGGGGTGGATCGTGTAGGCCTTCTTGCCACCGACTCGGACAGACGTGATTCCGCGGCCCTGGGCCTCGAGCTTGCCGAGCTGGATGCCGAACCATCTCGCCGAGTTGCGCCCGACGATGTTCCTGAGACTGTCATAGAGAAAGATGTCCTGCATGAGGGCAGTGGCCGTTCCATGCCAGGGATCTGTCTCGCCGTTGCGTTGGCGCTCGAGAATGAAGGCATCGAGCACCTCGTCGAGGACGGCGGCGTCGGTCGACTCACCGGCAGCCAGACTCAGTTCGGGATGGTGGTAGCTCTTCACGCCGTAGCGGGCCTGGCCGCTGGCGCACTCCTCTGGGATCTCGAACTCGAGAAGATACGCCCCGAGATAGGGGAGTTCTCGCACGATCGTCTCCTGCAGGACGTGCCTCTCTGGAAACATCTTGTCGACCGTGGCCGCCCTGAAGAGCATGATCTTGTCGAGGATCGACGTGTCAAGGTCTGGCAGGATGCGGAGCGACTCTGCATCGAGGTTTCCCGTGATCACGACCCGGCCGGTCCACTCGACCATCACCGAGTCCTGGAACTTGGCGTGGTATTCAAAGGTCGTGTTGGCCGTCACCTTCTTGAGAAGACTCGAAAACTTCTTGTGGTCTGCCGAGCTGTCTCCCGGTGTCGCATCGTCGACCGTCCACAGGCCGTGGTGGAACAGTTCCTTGTTGAACGAGGATGCCCCGAGAAGAAACTGGGCCGCGTCCTGGTGTCCTCCCATCAGGCCAGACACGATCCGGTTCGACAGCAGAGTCTTGCCCTGGCCGGGTTCGCCCGCCACGAAGAGTGCCTGTCCCTGTCTCGGTGTCCCATCGAGGGCAGAGCAGTAGAACCTCTTGAGCCACGAGAGAAAATAGACGAGCTGCTCGTCGTTGTCGAAGAACTTCTCGAGAAACTGCGAGAGCCACGGAAACCGGTCTCCCCAGTCGTTGATCGAGTCTGCCGGCCTCAGGGGATGGACTCTGGCCGTGTTGAGGACTCGCTTGCCCATGAACTCGATCATGCCAGGCGGCAGATAGACGAACGGGGCCGCTCCCACGACCCTGCGGTGCTGGTCGACGGTGTGCAGCGCCTGCTCGACCTCTGAGAAGGTGGCGTTCTTCTCCTTCTCGGCCGCCAGTCCCTGTTCGACCTTGAGCCATCTGGCCATCTCCCTCTCTGCCCTGGCCTCCCACTTGCCGTCGGCCGACTGATACCAGTAGGATCTGCCGTCATACCAGACTCCATCGATCACCTCGCTGAGTCTGCTCGTCGTGAACTGTTCGACGAACCGTGACCCGAAGATCTTGCTCCACGGCACGAAGCCAGACGGGCCGGTGAAACACTGCATGCCCGTCGGCCGGACGATCGCGGCAGTCGGATTGTCTGCCATCGGGTCCCAGAACCTCACTCCTCGGGCTCCCTCGACGAACGCCCCGTTCCACCTGTTCGGGAACCGGCGCTGCATCTCTGTCTCGATCACGTCGAGCGGGATCGCGTCTCCCTGCCACTTGACAGACTCAGACGACTTCAGGATCCAGCCCTCGACGACCGACGACTTCAACCGAGGCGCCCCGTCGACTTCCATCCAGTCCCTTCCGACGTCGTAGTAGATCGTGGGATTGAGAAAGGCCGAATCGAAGTCGAATCCGGGAAGCAGTCCGCGCATGTCGAGCGCCTTGGCCGCCGTTCTGAGCATGCGGATCAGGACTGCCGGACTGGCGATCAGGACCGGTCTCTCGAGGATCCAGACGAGCCGTGCTCCGCCTGATGGTGTCCTGTGGACCCAGTTCGGGGCAGCCTCGTGGGCCCGAGAGAGCATTCCCTCCAGGTCTGAGTCGCCGATCTCCGAATCGTAGTCCGCGATCAGGGCGTGGACAGAGTGCACAGGATTGGCGTCCTTGTGCAGCCTCAGACTCGGGATCAGGCCGGTGAAGCCGCAGTAGAGGCAGTGCTCGGTCGTGTCCTGCGAGAGCCACTCCTTGTAGAGCCGCTTGGTCTTGAATCTGGGGACCTCAGGGACAAACTCCCAGGGTCTCGCCATTTCCACGTCCTGCGTGACGAGATTTGCGATGCACGGAAACCTCATACGCCGACGACGCCGATCGCACGGTTGATGATGATCTCGCTGAACTGCTCGAGTTCCTTTGTCGTGCACCCCATCGCGTTCGGATGGCGCGCCTCGACGATCCGGGCACCGAGAAACTGCCCGTTCATGGAAAACAACGGCATGTCCTCTGTCAGTCGGCGCATGCCCTCTGCGGCCCGGCGACCGAGCAGTCCGATCGTTCTTGGACGCTGTTCGAGGACGACCCTGAGCATGTGCTCGTGGTCTGGTTCTCCGGCGACTCGGTGGTCTCCAAGAAGCGGGACCGGGTGGGCATTGTCCCACCAGATGTCGTAGAACATCGGTCCAAACAGGTTCAACAGGCGGCGTCCGGTCATCGTCGTGGCGAGGAGCTCACGGCGAAACTGGACGTCATCCTGGTATGACCGCAGGATCGACGGGTCTGTCTCAGGCGGAAACCATGGATTCTGCAGGAAGATGACGGTGGTGCGGGTCGGGCTCATGACATGCTCGATTGTATGCTGGCTGCGTGCTACTGTGAAACAGGCACTTCACCGAGCGAGTTCCTTCCAGTGTTCTGACGAGCCCCACGGTTCCTCGACCTCGAAGATGTCGGGATACCGGCACTCGTAGGATTCCACGAGCTCGGGATTCTTGCCAGAATCGACGATCTCCCAGATGCAGTTGCGGGACTGCCGCGGGAACATCGGGGCAAAGATCGTGGCCAGATAGTTGGTGTCGTAGTAGGACCTGAGTCTCTCGAAGATCTCGAGCTGCGCCGGCGTGAACTCGTCCTTGTAGTCCTTGATCGACGCGAAGGTCCCATGGACGGCCTCGATCATCCAGCCCTCGCGCTCGAAGACCGCCCCGAGAGTGTCGTGGCGCATCTCGTTGACGTGGTTGTCGGCGCAGGTCTTGACGTCCCAGCAGGGAGTCGAGATGAAGGCACGGCCTCCCTTCTTGAGCATCTCTCTGAAACTGTCGAGCATGCGGAGCATGTGCTCTGGCTCGACGTGCTCCAGGACCTCGAGACACACGATGATGTCGACCTGGTCAGAGAATTCCTCTGTCGCGTCGCACACGTCGGTCTTCTCGTAGACCTCGAGCGGAAACTTGCCCGAGTGGAACACCTCGATCGCCTCGTCGAGGATCGGGCCCACGTCGAGTCCTATGTAGCGCTTCGGGATGTATCTCGAGCTGTAGAGCGTCTTGGCCATCGGGAGTTCACGGCCACAGCCCACGTCGAGGATGGTCGCCTCGGCATACGCCTTACCCTCGGACAGGCGGCGCATGATGTGGCTCCATCTCAGGCAGTGGGCGATGTAGTCGCGATGCAGGAATCCACGGCGCTCTGCGGTATCGAGCGACAGGAACGTCGTGTCAACGGTCTTTCCACGTTTGTTTGCCATGGCAGTCTACCTCCGTTTCTTCTTGCTCATGCCGGCCTCGCTCAGGGCGATGGCGACGGCCTGTTTCTGGTTCTTGACCTTTTGTTTCGATTTTCCGATGTTGAGGGTCCCGCGACCATACTCTTCCATCACGCGTTTCACCGTCGCATAGCGACCGGCCTTTGTTGTCGGTTTTCTAGTTGGCATTTTTCTGGTTGTTGTTTGGGTTCAGGAGTTGAGCCGCGAACGACTCAAAAAATCCGAATGGCTCGTTGAGATTCTTCGTCACCGAGTGCTCGCCGATGATCGCGCCGAGATAGCCGTGCACGAAGCCGTGCTCGATCCGGTGTCCGGCGACGGCGTCAAAGTCATGGCCGGCCGACCAGTCGTGGTTGTGCCAGCCAGACAGCGTCTCGAGATCCTTCTCGTAGATGTGGTGAGACCCGGCGTTGAGATGGAGAGTGCCGAGCTGCAGATCAATTCCCTCGTCGCGGAGTGCCTCGAGGATGTGCCACGAGAGCATCGAGAAATTGAAGACGTCGTAGGGAAACCCGAGCCAGACGTCGCTCGATCTCATCGTGTCGATGCAGTGGAGCAGCCCGTCTCTGATCAGCCACTGGACGGCCACGGTGCATGGCACGTCCTTCGTGTGGGGCGGATTCTCGCGCCAGATCGTGAGGACTGCCTGTCGGGTGTCGCGGTCTCTCTTGAGAGTGCCGATGACATACTCGACCTGCGACGAAATTTTGGGCCCGTAGGCGCCGAAGAACGTCTCTCCATCGTCAGAGAAATTCTTGATTGCCCTGCAGTGTCTGCCGATCGACTCGACATCGCGTCTGCCGGCGAGGATCCACCAGGCCTCGGCCGCCATGAAACGGTAGCTCAGCCCGCGCTTCTTGGTCAGGACGACCGGATGGCACATGTCGACCATGACCGTGTTGTTGAGAATCTCGCGGACTGGCATGCCGCGCGGACTGTATCGACGGCCGTTGAGCGACACGTCTGCGATGAGCTGCAGCCACGCCTCGGTGGCCGTTCCTGGGATTCGGTTGGTGTTCATGATAGTTTCAGTTCCTGCATCAAGATTCTGCGACTGAAAAAGATGTCGGCGCATCCGACCTCGCAGTCGACGTTTTCAATGGCGTCGCGGGCAAGAGAGTGGACGTCGGAGACGTGCATCTCGAGTTCGCGACGAGATCTGCCCATGCGCTCATAGTCATAAAGATGGGCCGTCAGCGGCCTGCGGTTTCCGAATCCGCGGAGACCCTCGCAGTGGCCGAGATGTGTCTTCGTGTAGTCCGTCCCGTGCCACCAGTCGAAGTAGCAGTAGACGAGGTCACGGTATCGCTCGTCGGGCTCATACATCTCATGACGCTCGGCGTGAGACCTGCGGAACGCGTCAAACATGCGCGCCGGGCTCGCCAACAGGCAGATGACGTAGGTCACTCCGAGTTTCTGCATGATGTCGTCCAGACGTTCTGCCTCGGTCGAGATCGGAGATCCTCCGCGATAGGCGGCGGCATAGAGTTGTTCAGAGGGCCAGTGCCTGTCGATCAGGACCGGGGTCTCGGCAGACCATCTCACTGCCAGGGCCAGGGACATCGCCTGGTGTTCATACATCTTCCGGCGCAGGGGCAGATGCAGATACCGAGCTCCTGTCTGGCGCATGTATTCGCGAGCCCACGTCGTCTTGCCAACGGCGTCGGGACCCTCAGTGACAATGATCGGATGGCGCGTCATAGCGTCTGGATGAGGCGCTTGGCGACTGTCCTGAGAACTGGCTGAAGCGAGCGCGCAAAGACAGCCTGTCTGCCGTTGACGATCGGATTGGGCGAGCAGAGCTCGTCAAGATGCATGAAGACGAGATAGTCGTGCTTGTCTGGTTCGACGTTGCGGGCGACAAGCTGCAGATCACGGACTGCCACGGACCAGACCCCGATCACCCAGTCGAGTCCGTCTCCGTTGTCGTTGCGGTAGATCGTCTGGAACTCGACTCGAAAACAGTTGTCTGGCTCGATCGCCATTTCCTCTCTGAGTTCACGCAGCAGACCAGCCTCGAACGGCTCGCCGTGCTCGAGGAGTCCTGCCGGCGTCGACAGACAGTTCTTGGCCGAGCGGACTCGGTCTCCGCGCCACATCATGGCCACCATCCGAGTGATCGGATCATAGGGCACTGCCATGACCGTGAAGTGCGGCAGCGGGTCTGGCAGAGAGCGCGGCTCTGGAATCACGGCCACGTCGCTCACTTCTCGAACCTCCTCTCGAGATAGTGGTCGGCGGCCTCGATCGCGAGATCGATCGCC